CAGGAGAGAGTGTGGTGTTATGGTGGTGACACTCTCTCCAGTATAAGGATATATCACTTTTTAAACCAAGCAGGAAGTCCTAAATGTATCCTACGGTCATATATATTTTGGTCAGCATTTTTAGATTTTTGGTCGTTATAGTGTAAAAATACTTGAGCACAATTATCGCCTTGGAACTCTTCTCTCCAATGCTCTAACTCCATGCCTCTATAAACAAGCATATCACCAGGTTTTAGATTTACGGTAATACCCTTGTTTTGACTAGATACAGTTATTTTTTTACCATCAGGTATACCTACATTTTTCTTTGGCTCTAAATGTATTGGCCAAGGATCACCACCTAGATTTAATGTTGTAGATATTTCACAACTAAATCTGTCTTTGTGTCTTTTTAAAACATCACCAGCTTTATATATTCTTGCGTAAGAATAGGTTGGGTGTAATTTTAAACCTGTTTTCTTTTCCATAACGGGTTGAGTTCTTAACAATAAAGTTTCCATAGCTAGATCTGCGTAATGAGAGTAAGTGTTTGGAACTTGTTCATCTGCCCAAGTGCCCCACTCCTCTGTAAATTGTGATATGTATTTGTTGTCGAACAAAGTTCTTGCAACTTGTCTTTTCATTAAAAAATAATTATAGACAAAATTAGCTATATCTTTTGGAACTGCCTCTTTAATTACACAATATTTATTTTTTTTGAAGCTCATTATTCATACTCCTTTCTTTTGATATGGCTGTTTCTACTGCTTTGATATTAAAATGTATAAACCTAAAAGGTTCTAATCCAGGATCAACTGTAAATTGATGTGGCACGTATCCAGGAAATATCATCATAGTGCCTGGTTTAGGTCTATAGTTAATAATGCCCTGACCCATAGTTATTTTAGTTGGATCTTTCAAAGGTAGTCTAGTCATCTCTGCTCCTTGTCTAGGATCGTGAAAAGATGGAAGAGATGTTTTTTCACTACACTTTAAAAAATAAAAACCAGATACATGCTGATTCCAATGAACATGAGTATCATGGTGTCCACCACCTTTTTCACTAAACTCTTGCACCCAAAACTCTGTAAAATGCAAGCTATGGTTTTGTAAATCAAAACCAGACCAATCTAAAAATTCATAAGATCGTTGTCCTATAAATTGTACTAAATCTTTAATTTTAGGATCTTGAGAAAAACTTTCACTATGTTTAGATAAACCAAATGTGCCTATATCTTTTTTCCATTTAGGTTCATTTTTTAATTTATCTTTTAAAAGTTTATCAGCTTTTTTAACATATTTATCTGTTACTTTGATTGACTGTTTTAAAAACATGGGTACTTCTGCCATCCATAATGGAGAGGCAAAGTGAAATGCAGATTTAAAGTCTACATGATTTTTTGGTTTATTGCTTCCGCCTTGTACTATATTATTTATCATATTATTTAAAAGGATAACCTAGATTCCATATCACTAAGCTATGCCTTGTTCCTTTCGTTACTGGTTTGACTCGGTGCCATACAAAAGATGGAAAAACTACCAACGAGCCTTTTGGTAATATTTGATTACAAATATGTGTATTATTTTTTGCATCAGGATCTAGATTTCTAAAATCAAACTCTAGCTCACCACCTTTATATTCTTTTGGATCTGTTAGTGATACTGTTACAGATAACTTTCTAATTTTTCCGTTTGAATTATCTTTAGTTGCATACGGTTTATCCCAACTATCACAATGCCAGTCATAGTATTGGCCTTTTCTATATATTGTAAACTGACAATTTTCTGACCAATCCCATTCATAATTCCAACCTGCATTTTTATTTGCCATGTGCACGTATGGTTGTATTTCTTTATATATCCAAGGATCACTCATCCAAACAATGTTTGAATCTCTTTTTCTTTTTATATCGTTTAATTCTTCTTTTGTTAAAGGTTGTTTATTTAAATCTCTATCTCTACCAACACCACCTGTGATAGCCATATGTTCTTTCTGTTTTTCTGATTTACCATACCTTACTATCAAGTCACATATTCTCTCAGGAACAGCAGATTGAAAATACCAAAAATAGTTAGTTAGATTCATACGTAATTAAAGTTGATTACAACTCTCCTTTTCTTATCTGTGCAAGTAGATCCTGTGTGTGATAAATTAGAATTAAACTCTATGTATTTATTTTTTTCGCTTTTTATTTTTTTGCCATCTTTAAATTTTGTGTATCCATCACAAGTGTTTAAATAAAATATTCCTGTTGTAACGTTAGAGTAGTCGGTGTGAAAACCATGTTCTATTATCTTTTCAGTTTTTGTTAGAAGGTTTGCTTTTATTCTTCTCATTTTTTTATATTTTATTTTATCTAATATAGGTTTCAATATATTCATGGCTGCAGAATCACAGTTTTTTTGATCATCTAATATAAAGGCAAAAGTAAATTGATAAAACCCATCATTTCCGTCGACTACTTTATCATTAAAATACCAAGGAAATCTATCACCCATTATAGCTTTTTCAACACTGTTAAATTGATCTTTAGTTAAAAAATTTTTATATATATTCATAAGTCATCGTTAATATTACATTAAGTTTATTTGATTTATTGGCTGTAAAAAAATATCTCTGCGTGGAGGGAAATATATAGTAATTATTATTTTTTATTGGGACACGCCAAGTTCTTCCCGCTCTTCTATTATCATCGTATTCTATAACAACATCACAGTCTCCGTTAATATCCACACCATAAACACAGGTATAATCTGCAGCATTTCTTAAATCTACAGGGTCTATATTATTTCTATTAAGTGATTTTTCTTTTGAATTTAGAACAGTTGCAAAATTAAGTTTAGGAATTAAGGTTTGATGATGTTCACTTTTAAAGTGATCTCTAATATAATCCACTAACCATTGTAATTTTTGTGAATGAGGTATTTTATAATCGTTGTAAGAATAATCTAAAACATTATCACTAATTCTATTTTCTTTAACATAAGAATCAATAATTGTGTTTTTTATTGTTTTGCGATCTATCTCAAAACCCTTTGGAGTTTTTACCTCGCCATAAACCAAACTAACCTCTGACAGCACCACCTTCTGCATAAAATTATTCTGGCTGTGTTTTCTCCGTTAGATCCCAAGATTGACCTGATTCATTCCACACATAGTAGTGTGTGTCTGCTTGTTCCTCAGTTAAATCAGGCGCATCACCTATTGGTGATTGCCACTGTGCAGTTGTAAGATTTTTTACCCAACTAGTGTAAGGTTTTATAGGCCAAAACACATCGTTTTCTTCGTCGTATGTAAAACCTATACCAGCATAATTACCTCTTAAAGGTGTACCACCATTTTTATGTTGATTTCGTTGAGTGTTGTAAGATGTCTGTTTCCAAAGAGGCCAGTTATGTATTCTTTCTAAATACTGTCTACCTATCTCTTCTTCTTCAATACCATCCGCATTCTGTAAGTTTACGTTGTCCACTACGTGAACTCCAATAACTTTACTGTTTAATCCTAATTTTGCAAAATGTGCCATAATGTTTCTCCTTATATATTAATTTTAAATACCATTCAACTACTGAAATTTATATCTTATTACAACAATTCCTGAACCACCTGCACCTGATGTTGTTGCGTCGGGTGGATTAGCGTAGTTTCCAGCGCCTCCGCCTCCGCCACTATTTGCGGCTGCATTAGATGCTGGATTTCCAGGACTCGCAGCACCCGCTGTTCCTGATGCACAAGGACTTGCCGCACCTCTTACTACACTTTCAGGTGTGCTTGATCCTCCACCTCCACCACCTGCTTTTGAAATTGGTGAGCCAGGTATGTTTGTTGTTCCACCTGCTCCACCTCTTCCTGATTGATTTGTTGCACCATTAACTCCTGCTTCTGTTGCGCCTCCGCCTCCACCCATTGCATAAGGTGGCATGCTGCCCGGAGCAATTCCTGTGCCTCCCGGAAAACCTTGAGGAGGTGAAACTGGAGGTGTATTACCCGTGCCTGCAACACCTATTCCTGATGTACCATAAGAACCTCCACCACCTGATCCTCCAACCGCAGGACCAGTACCACTTTGTCCTCTACCTCTGCCTCCTCCAGTGGATGTTATTGTAGAAAACGATGAATCATCTCCTGGTGTTCCTTCCGCGTTTGATGGTGCAGATGGTGCATTTGTTCCGCCTGCTCCAACTACTACTGCATGTGTTCCTGGGGCTATTGGTAAACCTGATGTGGCTGCATTTGGAAAAGCAGTGTAAGTATCTGGAAGAGCAGTTGTATTTTGTCTACCTTCTCTCATACCGCCGCCACCACCGCCGCCACCATATCTACCTGCACCGCCACCACCGCCGGCAACAACTAAATATGAAACAAAAGCTTTTGCACCTTGTCCTGAACTTACCACAAAGTTTCCATCACCAGTAAAAGTGTGGACTTTATAATTTGTGCAGACTGTTGTTACTGTTCCACCTGTCGCTGATATAAAAGTATCAGCTTCTATATTTGAACTTGAATCTTGAACGTCTTGCCAACCTTTAGTACCATCTACATAGACTAATGTAATAGATTGTCCTTCTGAGCTTAAAGTTGTACAACCACAAACACCATTAATTTTTGATCCGTTTCTTCCTACCGTCACGGAATTAGTATCAAAAGTTTGTGCATAATCCTTAATTGCCACAATATCACCTTGAGAGGGCGAACCAGGAAGTGTTACTGTTACTGCTCCGCAAGTAGTGTTAATAAAATAACCTTTACCATTTTCTGCAGTCAATGGAGACGTTTTTGCTGTTGTGCACCAATCCACCGTGCCTGTTCTACCAAATCCTGTTTGTGTTGCACCACAAGCTAAAGTTACAGCTGTACAAGCGCCACCTAATGTTAGTGTGCTTCCTGTTCTTTTTTCTATTTTATTTACTTTAATTGTACCCATAATTTATCCTATTGAAATTTATACCTTATTATTACTACACCTGAACCACCAGTTCCTCCATTAGGAGTTCCACTAGAGGAGTATTGACCTGCTCCACCACCTGTATTAGCTGCTCCATTTCTTTCAACCCCTGGTGATGGTCTAGGATTACCTGTTCCCCAACCTGCTCCACCTCCACCATAACCTCCTGGTGCGTAAGCTGGATTTGGATTAGAAGAAGAATAAATACTTCCACCGCCTCCTCCTGCAAAATATCTTAAAGATCCACTTGGACCTGGTGTTCCTGCCGCTGGATTAATCGCTGTCCCTGCACCAACTCCACCTGGACCACCTCTACAGTTAGCAGAACCTCCACCAGCGCCACCTGCACCACCACCTGCACCTGCACCTAATTGTGGATAGTTTGGAGATCCAACACTACCATTATTTCCTTGAGGAGGACTAACTGGAGGAGTGTTACCTGAACCTGCTGAACTTGTACCATCTCCACCGCCACCACCTCCTGAACCTCCAGGTTTTCCTGCTTTTGTTGGGTGAGCACCACCTTTACCTCCACCTGTTGAAGTTATACTTGAAAAAACTGATGATGAACCATTACAAGGCACAGAACTATAACAGCCAGGTCCTGCTGAAGCACCTGCACCTACTGTTACTGGAGTAGTTGATCCTGCTGTTACAGTTAAAGCTGAACAAGGAGTCGCTGCTAAAGGTGAAGCGGTATAAGGGTCAGTTGATAATTTACCTTCTCTAAAACCACCTGCTCCTCCGCCTCCAGCAATATAATTAGGAGCCGCACCACCACCTGCAACGACGAGATAAGATATTTTATTGTTTGCAGGAGTTGGAGCTGAATTAACTATAAAACTACCATCTCCGGTAAAAGTGTGTATTTTAAAATCTCCACTTGTTGTTTCTGTTCCACCGCTAGCATTAATAAAATTTGGTGCACCTGTTACGTTACTTGTTGAATCTTGAACGTTTTTCCAACCTCTAGTTCCGTCTACGTAAATTAAAGTTACTGATTGACCTGCGGTGTTTAAAGTTGTGTTAAATGCACCACCATTAATTAAAGATCCATTCCTACAAAGCGTAACTTCTTTACATGCAGTGGCCCATGTATTTGCATAATCTGCGAGAGAAACAATATCGCCAGCGGATGGTGAGCTTGGTAGTGTAACAGTTATTGCACCACCGGTAGTGTTAACAAAAAATCCATCACCGCTAACGGCAGTAAAAGGTGAAGTTTTGGCTGTTGCACACCAATCAACGGTTCCAGTTCTACCAAAACCTGTCTGTGTTGCACCTGATGCAAGATTAACAGCACCACCACATCTACCTATTGTTAATGTTGCACCATCAATTACAATCGTTTGACCAGAACCTGATCCAACTGTAGTAGTTGTTCCACATTTACTTATAATATTAGTTCCGTCTGAAACTTTTTTTATATTATCTACTTTAATCTCACTAGTCATTATTGTCTTTTAAATCTTATTATTACTACACCTGATCCACCAGTTCCTCCTTGCATTCCTGGACCTTGACTTGGACCACCAGATGAAGTTGCTGCACCACCACCGCCGCCAGTATTAGCTGTTCCATTGGTACCAACTGCTACACCTGAAGTTTTAGTAGCACCTGCACCTCCTCCACCAGAACCTCCTGCTGCCGCTCCTGGGGCATTGTAATTACCACCGCCACCTCCGCCTGCTACAAAACCTGAAACTCCAACCCCTGGACCAAAAGTTGGTGAAATATCTACACCTGCTCCACCTGCACTTGATACACTTGGACCAGATGCTTGAACTGCCGCCGCACCTGCTCCACCACCGCCGCCACCATTACAGCTTCCTATTTGTGCACCGTCATTACCTTGAGGGGGACTAACTGGAGGAACATTACCTCCACCTCCGCCAGCATTTGGATAACCACCACCGCCGCCTGATCCTCCATCACCACCAACCCGACCACCTGTGGTAGTTCCTGGATTTTGTGATCCTCCACCACCGCCACCTGCTGATGTATTAGAAATAAAAGTTGATGCGGTACCAGCTGTGCCTGATGGAACTGGAGCTCCACCTGGACCTCTTCCAGCACCTCCGCCACCAACTGTTACTGGATAACTTTGTACTGATACTGGTTGAGATGTAAACTGTCTTAAACCACCTGCTCCACCTCCACCTGATCCGGCTGAGGTACCAGTTCCACCACCGCCTCCACCTGCAACGACAGCATAATCTATTACGTTATTAGGTGAATTAGTAGCTAAACTATTTACTATAAAAGTACCGTCTGCTGTAAAAGTTCTAATTTCAAAATCTCCTGATTGTGATGAAGCCCCTCCTGTTGCACATATAAAAAGCTCTGCTCCTGATGGACTTTCTGTAACTGATTGTGAAGTAGCTAACCATCCTTGTGTTGAATCAACAAAAACTAAAAGGACTGATCCACCCTCTACTCCTAAAGTAGGATCAATCACATTTCCACCACCAATTTTATCTGATCCGTTAGCGTTTAAAGTAACTGCGTGTGTTTGCCAAGTTCCTGCATAATCTTTTAAACCTACGATAGCACCTGCAACACCTGCTGGTAAATTTACTGTTACAGTACCAGCAGTTGTATTAACAAAATAACCTTCTCCATCGCTTGCGTCGAATGTTGCCGTTTTAATAGAACCAGTTTGCCAATCTACAGTTCCTGTTCTACCAAAACCTGTTTGTGATGCGCCAGTTGCTAATGTAACTGTTTTACCAGATGATCCAACTGTAAGTGTTGAACCACATTGCACATCTATTGTATTTACTTCTATCTTACTCATTATACTACTACCAACGTTCCAGTTACGGTCACTGTTGCACTAAAAGTTACAGGACCAGCTAACACAGCATTTTCTATTACCATAGGTCTAGTAAAAGTTGCTGCATGGTGATG